TCATATGACAGATACTAAACTTAGACAGTTACTAGAAGCAGCCCCAATGAACATACCTGATAGAAGATTTTATGCACCACCAAGAGCCATGCCAGATGATTGTAAAAAGTACACCAAAAATGTTATTGAGGCGTATCATAAATACTATCGTCTTTACAAAAAAGATTTTGCAAAATGGACTAACAGACCAGTCCCAAATTTTATGAGAGCGTGATGCCAACATATGAATTTTTAAATAATAAAACAGGTGAAGTGGAAGAACACTTTATGTCTTACACTAAGTTAGACGAATTCAAAGAAAACAATCCTCATCTTAAACAACAAATCAGTTCACCTAATATTGTGGGTGGTTTCGGTGATCGTGTTAAAACAGACGGTGGATTCAAAGATGTATTGAATAAGATCGGCAACGCTCATCCAGGTTCAGAAGTACATTCACGCTATGGTACAAAAGATATCAAACGAGAGAAGACTTTAGAAGTTGTTAAGAAACACGCCAAACTACAACAAGAAAAAAAGAAATGACAAAAGTAAGCACAAATCTGTATGATGTTACAGAACTGGAATACATTGATCTAAGAACTGTATCAGAAAACGGACAAAGATTCTATTGTGATGATGAGGGTAGAAAATATCCGAGTGTCACTACAGTGGTTGGTTTAGATAGCAGAGAACACATCAAGGCATGGCGTAAGAGGGTTGGAGAAGAAGAGGCGAACAAGATATCTACTATGGCATCTAACAGAGGCACAAAGTTTCATTCCTTGGTTGAAGATTATTTAAGAAAAGAAAAACCCCTTATAGAGTTTGATAACATCTTACAAGAAGGTATGTTTAAGGCAATCAGACCTTTACTTGATGAGATTGTACCATTGTCATTAGAAGCGCCATTGTATTCTGATACATTAAGAATGGCAGGTCGTGTTGATTGTATTGGTGTATTTGAAGATGCAATGGCAATCATTGACTTTAAAACGGCATCTAAGTACAAAGAAGAAAAGTTTGCAAGACCCTGGTTTCTACAAATGACTGCATATGCAATTATGGTAGAAGAACTAACAGGTGTTGCCATAGATGAGATATGTGCGATTGTGAGTATTGAAGGTGCAAACGCCTTTCAATTATTTGTTGATGAACCTCAAAACTATGTTGAAGAACTATTTAATCTTAGGCAGAGGTATGAAAATTTATATGGGATATAATTATGAGTGAAGTAAAAATTGAAATTGGAAAGACATATGAGATATCATGTGTAAACAAAAAGAGTGTCTACGAGTTAGAATATTGGGCAGATGCCTATGGTGAAGATGTCAAAAAGCGTATCAAAACAGAAACCATGTGGCGAAACGGTGAGTGGTTGATTACACCAACAAATGAAGATGAAGTCGAAATGCTAACAGATGCAATGACTCAAGGAGATTCTGATTGGTTTGAACCACAAGCATTTGAAGAAAATGAGTTCTTAGAATGTTGGGATGGTTGTTCATTTGATGTTGAAATACTAGAGTTTGATGGCGATGATGATGAAAGATCATCATTAATTGAAAATATTGAAGACGAAGGAACTGGTTGGTTCATGGACAATGATTGGGATACCTATGATTGTGAATATCTATTCTATGGTCCTATTCGTGTAGAAGAAACAGAAAAGAAGGTCTTCTAATGATTACTAAAAAAGAATTCAACGAAAAAGTAGAAAAACTTCTAAGAGGTGATAAGGCAGGTGTAATAGATGCTGTTCTTAAAGTCTGTCAACAAAACTTAATTGAACCAGAAAGTGCAAAGAGATTACTATCTACACCTCTGAAAGATAGACTAAAGGCTGAAGCACAAGGTTTAAATTTAATTAATAGAGGAAAAAACAGTCAAGGAACTTTAAACTCATTTTTCGAATAGGAGTATATTATGAAAAAAGGTGAAGTAGTAGCAGTCGTTACCATGTCAGGTGAATATGTTGGCGAACTGGTCAGTGTCGATAATGGCACAGTAGAACTGAAAAACCCAAGAATGGTTTTATCAGATGGTCAAGGTAAAATGGGATTCGCAAGAGGAGTTTGTGTCTCTGGTATAGAAAACCCAACCTCACAAGTGTTCAATCAGTTTATCTTCATGGCAGAAGTCAATGAAACAATCAGAGATGGACATAGACAAGCAGTATCAGGTATTACAGTCGCAAAACCTAAGATTGTAACCTAATGACAAGTAGAGAAGGATTTGATGCATACACGCTTTATCTAGGAATAAAGTTACACTTTCATTCCGATAGTTATAACTTTGTTACCTATAACGGCAAAGTTAAGGCAGACATCAACTCCTTTCTCAAACGAAAAGACAAATATCATTTTGGTAAACTCTACAAGACCTATAAAACAGAACTGCAAGATTTCTATATTGCAAACCTATCTACAAAGGATTTATGGGCAGGTGATCTTCTTAATGAAGAGGCTGAACGAACATATAAACAATGGAAGAAACGCCAACAAAAACTCTATTACATGTTTGAAACAGAAGTATCTGATCTCATTAGAAAACGAGATATTAAGAAAGTAATCGAAATAAAAAATGGACAACATCCTATTCTACTTAAAGAGTTTATGAAGAAATCAGTTTCTATGGAAACAATGTGTATACTAGATGATATCATTGGGTTTCTTCCTACATGGGATAGATTGATTGGTGAAAGAGTAATCTATCCAGATTTACAGAACAGAATTAAGAAGTATAAGTCATTCGTATCATATGACTTTAAGAAATACAGAGAAAGACTTATTGAGTTATGCTCACAATAGTAGGTAACGGCACGAGTAGAAAAGACATTGATCTAAATTCTTTAGATAGATGGTATGGGTGTAATGCAGTTCATAGGGATGCTACACCTGAATTGTTATTTGCAGTAGACATACCTATGCAGGCTGCAATAATGCAAACTGAATATCATAAAGACAATCGTGTTGTATTTCCAGGTTGGGAACCTTTAGACATATCTATGTTAGATATGATGAGAGCTGGGTTTGAATATTCAGGTCAGATACAGAGAGTTTTTGTCGAAGACGACCATGACTTATTAGTTATTCAAGGGAATGAAGAACATGTGGACTTTGTTGGCTTTAGCTCCCTTTACAGGCATAACATAGTTATGTATAAAAATCCATTGCTCAGGAATCTATTTACAGGTATGATGGCACTTGCATATGCATTAGACCATGAAGAAACAGAGATTGCATTATTGGGTTTTGATGCTTTATGGTCAGAAGAAGTAGACAATATATACACAGGAACAGACCTTTATAAAGATCAATACACTTTAGAAAGTAGAGTGTATGATGCTCAAAGATCACAATTTATTGCATTACTGCAATATATAAATAAGTGCAGTAAAGTTTATTTTCAAAAGTCGGTTGACGAGTTTGAGGAAATAGATTATACTAAACTTAGTTACTATGAGAATAGTGAACGGTGGGTTCTAGAAGCTGGTCTTCTGGAATCTGATATTAATAAGATGTAAATACAATGTTATACAATAGGAGAATACAATGTCAACATCATTAGATAAACTTCGTGCAGCCATGGAAACTGCATCTCCGACTCAAGGAGAAACAAAATCCTACTCAGACGATAGATATTGGAAACCAGAGTTAGATAAATCTGGCAACGGTTTCGCTATGGTTCGTTTTTTACCTACACCAGAGGGTGAAGAAATGCCATGGGTATCATATTGGGACCACGGCTTTCAAGGCCCAGGTGGTTGGTACATAGAGAAGTCTTTGACAACTCTAGGTAAAAGTGATCCTGTAAGTGATTACAACACACAGTTGTGGAACACAGGTATCGAAGCAAATAAAGAAATTGCTAGAAGACAGAAGCGTAGATTACACTATGTTTCAAATGTTCTAGTTGTTTCTGATCCGAAAAATCCAGATAATGAAGGTAAAGTTTTCTTGTTCCGATATGGTAAGAAAATCTTCGAAATGTTAAAAGAGGCAATTACTCCTGCATTTGAAGATGAACAAGCGATCAATCCTTTCGATCTGAGAGAAGGTGCTAACTTCAAAATCAAAATCAGAAAAGTTGATGGTTATTGGAACTACGACAAATCAGAATTTGATGCAGTTGGTCCTTTGTTTGATGATGAGTCAAAACTAACACAGATAGCATCATCTGTTAACAGTTTGTCTGAAATTGTTGCACCATCAGAGTTCAAAACCTATGATGAACTTAAAGAAAAACTAGATAGAGTTCTAGGTCTTTCAGGTGCAGTATCTACTTCAACTGCTGAAAGTATTGCAGAAGATCAGGAAGAAGTGCCTTGGTCAAATGTAAGTGAAGCAGTTGCAGATGAACCTGTAGTACCATCAGTTGATTCAACACTAGAAACAGAGAGTGATGATGATGCGATGGACTACTTTAAGAAGTTAGCTGAAAGCTAATTTCTCATAGGGGGTAGTTGTTATTCATTATGTGTCCAGTGAAAAGACAACTACTAACTGAGACCGTGGAAAATGGGGGTAACTCAGTATGGGTAAGAATGTTGGCAATATGCGGAACATTCGGTGAAGAGCGGGATGCTGTAAAAGTTGGGGCGACTTCACATTTTTAATTTTAGGAAATAATATGCCAAGTGTAAAACCAAGAATACACCATAAAACAAAATTTGTTGAACCATTTGATAGAATGCTTCGTAGATTCAAAAAAGATTGCGAAAAAGCAGGTATTGTTCAAGAGGTTCGTGATAGAGAATACTACGAGAAACCTAATCAAGCGAAACATAGAAAATCGCAAGAGATTAATCGTAGAAAAAAATTAGAAGCTAAAAAGTCAGAAATGACTGCTTATAGGAAAAAACTTCGTGTCAGGTAAAGGATCAAAAAGACGACCTCAAATGATTACAGACGAAAAGTTTGCGGAGTCTTGGGATCGTATTTTTGTCAGAAAGACAACCCCACCTCATGCATCTACTCAGGTGCATTCAGATAAAACTAAGTATAAAAGAACTAAGATTAATTACCAGGTACAGGATTTGGATTTGTAGGAGGATAGATAGACATACCTCCCCCTCCTGTTGAGTAATCATTGTTGGTATTCTGTTGAACTGTACTTACATTCACATTACTTTGACCACCTGAAGCTGCCATGTTATTCAATTCATTAGTAGAAGCACTAACATCTTCTGCAGTTGTATCTCTATTAAGATTATTGTTTGCTAACATTTGATCATATGCTTCTTGACCACCAAACATACTGGTCGCCATACTATCACCTAATGCAGAACCTCCCATCGATAAACCTACCCCTAAAGCAGCTGCACCTAAACCACCAGAGAATAACCCCAAAGTAGCAGCAAGTGCTTGACCTGATATAGAACCTATCGCCCTACCGAAAGAACCTGCCTTAGCAGCACGAATAGCATCTTCAAATTCTCCCCATTCTGAAGCATTCATAGGTCTCTGATTGCCAGAATCTACAGGATCTTCTACCATCAACTGACCTTGTTCGTAAAGTACTTTAGCCTTTTCGTAGTCAGCGTCTATTTTTCTATAATCTACAACACCTTCAATAATAGCACCAATGATTGGTAATCTTCTTGTTAACCAACCACCTGCTTTTGCAAGAGCGCCACCTGCATTTCTAACTGCTTGCATTCCTCTTGATGCATAATCACTCACTGTACCTGCTGTTCTTTGAACAAATTGACCTACACTAGAATTTGCAACTCTTTCTCCAACGCCTCTTGCGAAATTACCAACGGCACTCATACCACGACTTATCAAACTAGGATTATCGGCAGTTCCCATTAGTTTAGTAAACCAACCGCTTTGTGTGATTTTAGCGCCAAAGTCGTCAAACCATTGTGTCATTTTTGGACCAAGAGCGCTTAATTTAGAACCGATATCATCAGCAAAACTAACGAATTTATCTTTTGCAGTGTTTATGACATATTTCAAACCTGAGGCAAGGGCCCCAAAGTTTTCATTTTTCCATGCCAAAAACATAGTGCCTAAAAATGCAAGAAGTCCTATTAAAGTCACCATTCCAGCTTTGACTTTTTTTCTTTGTTCCTCTTCTTCTTCCATCTGTTCTAATTGTTTGTTTAAAGATTCAAACATTTCTTCTTCAAGTTCATCAATTCTTGAACTCTTTCCAAAGACAGTAGAACCGTCACTATTAATAATTACATCACCAGTTGCATTTATTGTAGCGTCTTGTAGTGCGCTGTCTTCTTTATATGGGTCTTTTGATGGTATTACTGCATTAACGGCCTTTGATTGAATTGCTTGAATTTGTTGTAATGGACCAACAAATGCACCTTTTTGTTCTTCTTTTCTTTTCTTAGGATCTTTAAACATGTCAGTAAATGGAGATATAAAATCTCCCATTTTACTAAAGGCGCCTTTAATCATATTACCCATTACTTTGAATGGAAGTGATATTGCATTACCTATTTTGCCTACGAATGCAGAAATACTATCTTTTATTTTACCAAATTTTTCCGATACAGCTTGCATGAATTTAGTATCCATTATCATCTTAGATAAGTTAGTAGCAAAATTAGATAGACCATTAAAAATGGTACTAATAGTTTTTGTAAGTGGGGAAAGAAGTTTAGCACCAGCGGCATAAAAACCTTTTGCTACATCTTCAACAGCATTTTTAAATTCAAATACTGCATCTAAAGTACTACCAATGTCCACAAAACCCATTGTGAGTTTTTTCAGACCATTATTAAAGTTTGTGAATGTGTCTGTAGAGTTTGCAGATTCAGCAAGTGCAATCTTTAGACTTTCTTCTGATGAATTTTTTATTTTTTTGAGAAGTTTAACTTTCTCTTTAGATACAGCATCATCTTTATCTTGTAATTCAGCAATCTCTTTTAAGACATCTTGGTTTTTTACTTGATATTTTTCATTTCTTCCTAAAGCTTTAGAAAGGTCTTCTGAAAGGTCGTTTGTTTGTTTAGACCATTTAGTGGCAATCGATTCAACTTTTTTATTTTTTAACATTCCAGTAAACGAGTTACCAGAAAGGTCTAGACCATACATAATATCATTGGCTAGAGAATTATTAAAATCGCCAATTTTCTGAACTATGTTTTGTAGACCTTTTGAAAGGTCTTTGGTTTTAAGCTTTAAATCAACCCTAGTTGTTTTATCAGCCTTTTTGACCTCATCAAGTATTCCATCAAAATCCGAATCTGCCATTTATTTTTTCCTACTGTTTACCGAATGCTTTACCAGCTTCAGCAATTCCAAATGAACCTAGAGTGACAACAACAAATGATGTGTAGATTGTGTCAGAGATTACGAGATCAACTCCATTTAATCCTGTCACTAGGTCTACAATACCAAATGCCACCATCATACCGAAAGATATGAAACCAATGATTGACTTTTCGTTTATGTGATTATCATCCATAAACAAAGAACCCAATGTAAACTTCTCTTTAGGCTTTGCTTCAATAGCTGCCTTTTTGAGGTCTTTGGTCATTTCTTCCATTTCTTTGATCTTGTCGTTTGCATCATCTAATTTAAGCATTAGATCAGTATACTTTTCAAGATCAATGTTTACTTCATTTCTATTTTCAACTGCTTCACTCATGTTGTGTCCTCCTAGAGTGTTAGTTATTTTTCTGTTGTTTTAACCTTTCCTTTTCTTCCTCTAAATGTTGCATTAACAGATTTAAGTATATCTCTCTTTCCCATGGTATCATTTCGTCTAACTCAGTTAATGAATACTTATGGTGTTGCATTAACTGAAAGTTTGTACTATAAAAGTTAAACATGCTCTCATGCGAAAGAGCTATTAAAAAAAAGAGTTTAGTCCTCTTAATGTCAAACTATTTTCTGTGCCACAAGATTCACAAGTCCATTGTGCTTCTTTGTGAACAGATGGTATAGATTCAAAGAAACTTTGAAACTGTTCAGTTTGTGCCAATGTTAAGTTTTCTACAAAGTCTTTAATTTCTTCTTCACTGAAATCAGCTGCATTATAAACATTTTCACTATCAAAGATTTTATCAATACAATTAATCAATAGTGTTTCATATTGTGATTGTATTTCTTGACCTTCAACTGATGCCATTTTAATGCCTGAAGGAAACTTAAGTTCAACACCTACATCATCTGTTAACATAAATGTTTTGTTGATGTCAGGTATCTCACCAACTTCAACTTCATCTAAATTAATCGCAACATCTGTAGCATATTTACATTCATTATTAGAACACATCAATTTAACTTGTTGTGTTTCACCTACAGATTTCGATCTTATCTTAACAAAAAGATATTCCAAATCAAACATTGTTAAAGACTCTACATCTATTTTATCAAAGGTAGTCGCTTTGATAAGATTAATGACAGACTGAACAATCTCATCTGGATTTCCGTCTTTTGCTAAGAGAAGAAATTTCTGCTCTTTCACTAAAAATGGTCTGTACTTTACTGTTTCACCTGTACTAGGTAAAGTACATGTATAAGTTGGCGCCGTTTGTATTGGTAATGCCATATTTCACTCCATTATATAAATACAAGTCTTAAGGACCTGTAAAATTATTAATTGATTGAACAGTATTTTCAAATCTACTCAATCGTTTTGTAAATCTATCTGCACTCTTACTGAATCTTCCTGCGATATTAGAAACTCCTAAGAATGCATCTAGTATTGCTCTTCCTCTATTTAGTGCGCTTCGTTTAGGCGGGTCAGAATACTCATTCAAAAAAGTCTTAAAGGCGAATTGTACTTTGAATTCTAGTAATTCACTGTCGCCTTTTGCAAGATCAGTCGCATCATAAGATATAGGATATGCATCATACAGTGTACATTTAAGTGCTGTATCCATGTCTTTTCTGAATTGATATATTGTAATTTGTGAATCTTTTGCATAATCATTATAGTATGCAAAAACAGGTGTAATTGAGTCTCCTTTGAATGTACTAGTTTCTGCACCTTCAACAACTCTGGTTGTGGTAGTTCCGTCTTCGTTTTCAACTTCTTCTGTTTCACCTGTGCCAGGGTCAGAGGGTTGTTGACCAAATATAAACTCAAACCAATTCTCTATTATAACTCTATCTGTAAAACTACTATCACATTCAAATACGAGATCAACTGTATTGTCGTTTTCTATACCACTTGCTCTTTTGATAGGCGACCCCAAACCTGGATTCCAATCTTCTGTTTTGAGTTTCTTTCCAGGTAGAGATACAGATTTACATCTTAGTCCCATTTCAGGTATTGATCTACCACCTAATGCAGGTGGAAATTTTATATCTATGTGAAATAGATTTTTTCTTGCACCTATATCAAAATTATATCTTAGGGTATCGATATCACCTTTTTTGATTATTGAGGGCCTTTCTAGTTTTGCCATTAGTATTTTGTCCTACTTTCTGCATATACAGTATTTGCATTTATGTTAAATTGTTGTGACGGTAACATTGCCATCATATCCCATTTGTCTTCTGATACTTCTAAAATCCTAGAGTTGATATGAGATGTTAGATATCTTTTTATGCAAGGTTTTGCATATTTCAATCTTGTAATATACTTAAATTGTTCATAAACAACTTTAATTTTTAGTTCTTCTTCTGTATCTTCGTTTACTATTAGTTCATACAATGCATCTAATAGTAGTAATCTATCTGCAGGCCTGATATAATGTAAGTTTATACCATAGAAACCATCTTTTGTATACTGAAAAGGTATTACGCATGGGAAGTAATCCCAATACGGTAAAATGTTTTTATGTTTTGCATCATAAAGATACATATACATTTTACCCAATTCAACCCTAGTTACATAATTAGTTTCCCTTTGTATCTGATTGTAAGATACTTTAATTCCTCTTAGTTGTTCACGAAACCAATCTAAACTCTGTTGACCTCTTCTTTGTAATGCAAAAGGATTAGTAGATTGTATTCTTTCTAATAAGGATGCCATTTAACTATTTATACTTTAAGTCAAATGATCTTCGGTTAAAATTCTAAATTCGTATCTTCTATCTTTGCAGTATTCACCTGCAGCCTTAAACTTTGCCTGATTGATCATGTAGGTTGCAACTTCATTCATCCATCGTTGTGTTCTTCGTTTAGGTTCAGGTGGTGGTTTGAGTTGTTTCTTTGGTTTGACTTCTATGATAACTCTTCGTGCTTGACCTTTGATGTCAACATATTTGATATAGAAGTCAGGAAAGTAGCGATGTACTTTTTTGTCTAATGGAGACTTGTAGGGTATGATGATTTCTTCACTACCCCATTCTATGATATTGTCATTGTTATCACAATAAACCATGAATCGTCTTTCCCAAAGAGAACGATAATAGATTTGGGTGGGGTCACCTTTATATTTTTTATAGTTCTTTGGTTTAAACTTGCC